AAAAAGGAGATACAAAAATATATCATTAGGCAAAGTTGTTTAGATCGTGCAACTGAATTATTAAAGGATCGTAACTATAATTGGGAAGTAGAAACAAATAGAAAAAAATTAACTGATTTAGCAGAATACCTTAAAAATTATGTATACAATGGATAAAGAAAATAAAAAAGAAATAAAATTTATAAGTGGGATATATGCTACTCAACACAGAGACTGGTGTCATAGAATAGCAATTAACGTAAAACAATTTGAAGAACAGTTTAAATTTTTTAAAGAAAATGCTAATGAAAAAGGTTTTTACGAATTTGAAATGCTCAAAAGTAAAAAAGGTAAATTATATTTTAAGGAAAAAGATTTACCAATAGAAGAAGTTACTTCCAAAGATCACAGCCCAGACAGAGATTCACTTCCATTTTAATTTTTATATTAGCTGAATGTTAATTAACTATGATGATGAAATTGACAAGCTAATTAAAATCAGACAAGGCAAAGTTACAGAGGGCTATAAATTAGATTTATCTGAAATAGATGAGTACTTTAGATTTAAAAAGGGCAACTTCAATATTATATTAGGACACGCAAACACAGGCAAAACCACTATAACACTTTTTTTAATGTTGCTTTATTCATTAAAGCACAAAATAAAATGGCTTGTATTTTCTAGCGAGAACGACAGCCACACAATCATAAAAAAACTTATTGAGTTTCTTGCAGTACAACCAATTAACAAAATACCCACAGAGCAGTTTGATAAACACGCAAAGTTTGTTTTTGAACATTTTAAATTTATTGATGCACAAGAAACTTACACTTTTAAAAATTTAATAAAGTTTGCAGAAGCAGTTAAAGATGCTTGGAGCTACGATGGCTTTTTGATTGATCCTTATAATAGTTTATTTAAAGATCGTGAGCTTATGCAAGGTATCAATAGCCACGAGTACGATTATGAAGCAACAAGTCAAATGAGATTATTTTGTAAAAAGCACAATATATCTATATGGCTTACAACTCACGCAAACACAAATGCCTTGAGAATAAAACATCCATTACAACACGATTACGCAGGTCATCCTATACCTCCACTAGCAAGTGATGTTGAAGGTGGTGGTAAGTTTGTAAACAGGGCAGATGATTTTATTGTAGTACATAGATACACCCAGCATCCAACTGAATGGATGAATAATCACGTACATATTAGAAAAGTAAAAGACAACGACACAGGTGGCAGACCAACCCCAATAGACAACCCTATAATATTAAAATCAATTAAAAATAACGTGGGGTTTGAACTAAATGGAAAAAAAATACTAAATTTAGCATTGGTTGAACAGATCAATGCACCCTTCTAAACAAAAATATTATTTAACAAACCGACACAACGACTGGATACGTATAGCTAAATCTTTCGGTGCAGATGATTATGCAGAGGATTTAGTACAAGAAATGTACATAAGAACCTTAAAATATATTGACAATGGTAAAGATTTGTCATACAAAAACGATATTAACTATTTATACATATATCAGATGCTTAGGCATATGGCAATCAATCTTTTGCTAAAAAAAAGAAAAGTTAGTGTTATTAATATAGACAATGTTAAAAATCAAACCAAAAGCGCACAAGAAATAAACATTGAAAAAATTTATGTTCGGATCAATAAAGAGCTTGATCGTATGTTTTGGTATGATGCAAAAATATATAGAATAATAGAAAGTGGCGTAAGTATAAAAGAATTAAGCAAGAAAACAAAAATTAGTTATTATAGTTTATACAGAACATACAATAAAGTAAAAAATAAATTAAAAGAGTTATTATGAAAAACAGAAATCTTAAAAATACAGACGACTGGAAAACACCTGATGATTTTTATGAAAAAATAAATAAAGAATTCAAATTTGATTTTGATCCTTGCCCTTTGAATGCAGATTTTGACGGCTTAAAGGTTGAGTGGGGCAACAGTAATTTTATTAACCCACCATATAGCAGAAAATTAAAGGATGCTTTTGTAAAAAAAGCAATAGAAGAAAGCAATAAAGGTAAACTATGTGTATTGTTATTGCCTGTATCAACAAGCACAAAATTATTTCACGATATTATTTTACCGAATAAGAGAGAAATCAGATTTATAAAAGGCAGATTAAAATTTCAAGGATTAAACACTAAGGGTATTTTTGTAAAAAATAAAGTTGGTATGCACGATTCTATGTTAGTTATTTTAAAAAGGAGTATTCGAATTGGGGACATAGTATATTATATAACAAAATACACAGGGATCAGGTATGTATGGAAAAAAATTTATCCTGATTGCAACTGTGATAAAAGAAGAAAAAAATGGAACAAGATAAAGCTTTAGATAAAAAGCTATGGCAACAAGTAACAAAAAGAATAGGCAACAATTTAGATCACGATGACTTTCTAATAATGTGTAAACTTCACGCGAAGTATAAAAAACACAAATATCACGAACCTAACTTTTGTAGTTGTAATGCAAAAAGAATTAATCAATGGATTAAAGAGGTGAGTGAGTGTTTAAAATAGATGAGATACATAAATTAGAAAAAGCAATAGTTGGTATTTATAATATTGATGGTTGGGACTTGAAATGGTCAGGTGGTAATTATGAGCATTATGATGCAAGGGGTTACACACCAAAAGGACACGAATGCGTAATAGAGATGAAGTTTAGAAATGATTATTACGAAGACAAACTACTTGAAAAATATAAATACGACAAATTAATGGCTATGGATGAACATATTGAAAAGCTATATTTTGTAAACGATCCAAAAGCAAACTATCTGTTCTGGCTAAATAACCTAAAATTAGACAGGATCAAAACTATATGGTGCCCACAAACAACATTATGGAACTCAAAAAAAATACAAAAAGATTGCTATCTAATTAGCGAAAGGTTAGCACTTATAAAAAATATAAATTAAAGTCAAATATTTTTTTTATTTTTGTATGAATAAATAAACGTGAAAAGCCATCATATACAAATTTATAAAGCCTACTTTAATAATATTGCAGAGATATTAACAAAAGAATACGAGCAAACAAAAAAACCAATAACTAATGAAATGATACAATGTGTTGTGCAAATGCACCTATATACAAACACATTACTGATTGATTACAATATGTTGCAAGAAGAACATAGATCAACAATAAAAGAGTACGAAAAAATTATAGATAATTTAAAAAGCAAATTAAATGAAGCAAATAACATTGTTAAACTCGGAAACCTGGGAAGTTCTCGATTTGGAGAACAAAATGAAAAATGATGATTTTTATTACGATTACCTTGGTAAAAACGCATTAAGTAGTTCTTCAATAAAACACCTGTTAAAAAGCCCAAAAAAATATAAGTACATTACACAATATGCACAACCTATGACTTCATCAATGATGATAGGTTGGCTTACGCATTGTGCAATATTAGAGCCAGAGAAGTTTGAAAAATTAATTTTTATTGATGTTCAAAGTAGGAGAACTAAAAAATTTAAAGAAGCAAATGAGCAAAATAAAAATGTGTTTACAATAAAAGAAAGGGAGGAAGTAGAAAGATTACAAGATGCAGTATATAAAAACGAACAAGCATTGAAGCTATTGACAAAATGCGAGTACGAGGTGCCAAAGATCGGATCTATAAATGGTCTAGCATTTCGTGGCAAGGCTGATGTGTTATGTGGAAAAAAGATTGTTGACATAAAAACAACAAGTGATATAGAGCTTTGGGATAAAAAGAAACAATATGTAACAGGAAGTCCATACAAGCTACACTATGATGTTCAAGCTTTTATTTATTCTAGCATATTTGACATTGATTACAAAAATTTTGTATTTTTAGTTATTGACAAAGCATCACTAGACATTGGTATATTTGAATGTAGTGAAGAATTTTATAATAGTGGTAGAGAAAAAACTTATGAAGCAATATCTAGGTATCAACAATTTTTCGTTGATGGTGCTGACATTGATAGTTACACACTAAGAGGTACATTATGATGCAACAAGTTTACAAATCACACCAAAAATGGTTAGAAATAACGGAAAGTTTTGGTGTTGACAAAGATCGTGCAAAGGATATTGTTAGCCAAATGTATTTAAGACTGTACCAAAAAATTAAAAAAGGTCAAGATATATCATATAAAGGTCAACCTAATTATTGGTACATATATAAAATGCTAAGAGGTATATCTATTGATCACTTTCGCAAATATCAAAAAATAGAAATGTTATTATTAAGAATTGATAACAAAGGGGATTTAATTGTGAAAAATAAGGAGGGTAGATATTTAACAACATCTGTAAATAAATTAAAGGCACCTGAAATATTTAATTTTGAATTGTATTATAATAAGTTTCTAAATATTCTGAAACAAGAAAAACAAAAAAAAAGTAATTCATACGATCATCAACAGCATTTTAAAGTGTTTGAAGATATTTATACTAACGATTTATCTATAACAGATTATACAAAATTAGTAGATGATGGGTATTATTCAGTTTACAATAGTTATAGAAAGGTAAAAAAAATAGTAAAAGATAAATTATTACAACAATTATGATAGTAAATATAGAAGAAATAAAATACAACGAAAAAAACCCAAGGGTTATAAAAGATTATAAATTTCAAAAACTAGTGAAAAGCATAAAAGACTTTCCTGAAATGCTAGAAAAAAGACCGATAGTTGTAGATGAAAATATGGTTGTACTCGGTGGTAATATGAGACTTCGTGCCTGTGTCGAAGCAGGATTTAAAAAAGTAAATATAATAAAAGCAGAGGGGTGGACTGAAAAACAAAAAGAACAGTTTATAATAAAAGATAATAGTAACTTTGGAGAATGGGACTGGGATATATTGGCAAATGAATGGGAGATCAAAGAGCTATCAGAATGGGGCTTGGATTTGCCAAAGATTTATTTTGATGAGGACAAAGAGCCAGACATCGACAAAGACATATTTGACCACGAACTTGATACATATATAAACGCAAAAATAAAACAAATAACATTGTACTTTAATGCACAAGATTACGAACAAGCTATTAATGATTTAGAAAAAATTAGAGATAAAGAAAATTTAACAGACAACACACAAGTATTTAAGTTCTTAATTGAAAAGTATGGATTATAAAATTGCAATACCATCATACAAAAGACCTGAAACAATAAAAAACAAAACTTTAAAATTGTTATCTAAATATAACATTGATAAAAAAAAAATAACAGTTTTTGTTGCAAACGAGAAAGAAAAAGAAATATATAACGAAAGTCTTGGAGGAGAATATAAAATTGTAGTTGGTGTGCCAACATTAAATGGGGTTAGGAAATTTATAACAAAATACTACGAGGAAAACACAAAGTTGATGCAGTTTGACGATGATCTTGAAGGTGTTTATTTCAAAGTTGATAATAAAAATTTAGCACCACTAAAAGATTTAGAAAAAGATTTTATAATTAGAGGATTTAATGAGTGTAAAAAAAACAATGCATATATGTTTGGATATTATGGTGCTGCAAACCCTTATTTTATGAAGCATAGAATATACACAAAGCTGTGTTATGTAATTGGTGCTTGTTTTGGAAAGATTGTTCAACACGATCCTTTTCTGTTTACAAAAACAAACCACGGTGAAGATTATGAAAGAAGTATTAGGCAGTACATAAAAAACAAAAGTTTGGTAAGGTTTGACTATATAACTTTCAGATCAAAATATTATAAAGAAAATGGTGGGCTACAAACAATTAGAACTCCAGAGTATGTTTATAATTCAATTTATCATATACAAAGTATGTTTCCACAGTATTGTAAAATGTATATAAGAAAAAGCACAGGAAACGCAGAATTAAGATTAAAAGATATGCGATGAAAAGAATAGATGTAGAAAGAAAACCAATAGATAAAAAAGATTACATTAGAAGAACTGCACATTTGTCTGATGTATCAAGACACATAACAGAAGATGTAATTATATATCATCAAGACAAGCCTATATTATTATACAGAATATTACCAAAAAAGCCAACAGATGTTAGGTGGGCAGTAAAAAATATAAAGTATGGAACAGGTAAAAGAACCCACGGTTTAGTAAACACAAGTGCAGTATTTGGATACAACCCAAGGCAAGAAAATAAAAGAGACTTTTGTAGTGCTAGTGCAATGGGAACAACACACCCTAAACAACATTATGTAATAAGCAGATATGCCAAAGAAGTTGCAAAATTTTATCACGAGTTCTTTCCAAGAGTTTATAACGATCATAAAAACAAAGTAAAAGAAAAAGTAAAAAAACAATGGGTTATTAATGGTAGTGTATTTACAAGTGGCATAGTAAATAAAAATAATCAATTAAAATATCATTATGATAGTGGTAATTTTAAAAGCGTGTTTAGTAATATGATAGTTTTCAAAGGAGATGTGGAAGGTGGTCATTTGGTCATACCAGAGCTTGACATATCACTAGAGGTTGCTGATAATTCATTAACTATATTTGATGGGCAAGATTTACTTCACGGTGTAAGCCCTATTGAATACATACACGAACAAAGCTATAGGTATAGTATTGTTTACTATTCGCTTGAAAGAATGTGGCAGTGTATGACTGTTGATGAAGAAATAGCAAGAATACGAACAAAAAAAATGCAAAGAGAAATCAATAGAATAGATCCTGACCATTTGGATTCATTACGACAAAGAAAAAGAGAAGCAAAAGATTACAAGCAAAGTATTGAAAATGAACAAAAGTGAACACATAAAAAAAGGATTGATAGAAGCATTAGAAAAATCCTTGGGTATTGTTACAACTGCTTGTAAACAAGTTGGCATTGGAAGAACAACTTTTTATAATTACTATAACGAGGATAAAGAATTTAAAGCTACGGTAGATGATATTTCAAATATGAGTTTAGATTTTGCTGAAAGCAAATTACTAGAACAAATAAAAGATGGCTCTACTGCTGCAACCATATTCTATCTGAAAACAAAAGGAAAGAAAAGAGGATATGTAGAAAGGCAAGAGATTACTGGTGCAAGTGGCATACCTACTGATGTTAAAATAGAAATTGTAGAGAATGCAAATAGAGCTCAAAACTAATGTTGTATTTAAGCATCTTGTAAAAACAAACAAAAAAATAATAGTAAATCAAGGTGGAACCAGATCGGGTAAAACTTATAACATTCTTTTATTTATTATCTTTTATTATTGCCTACGAAATTCTAAAAAGGTTATTACTATCTGTCGTAAAACTTTTCCAGCACTTCGTGCAACTGTTCTCAGAGATTTTATTAGTATATTAAAAAAATATGAATTATACCGAGAAGAAAATCATAACAAGTCAAGTAGTGAT